TGGTAGGTCTAAACAGTCTGCCTTACGGATATAGATAGCAGGCTGCAACATATTGTTCACAGTCTCCTGCCAGTTGCGTTTGTCTTTCCAAATGAACGTAGCAACCTTGTACTGCACCATGTCTCGATACATGGTCTTGGTCTTGGGTAGGCGGTCAGGTGTTACCAGCTTGCCTTGCCCGTAGGCATCCATCGGTCCTTGCGGTGTAGGTGTACCAGTCAGCGCCCATACACGGGTCTGAGGTTTAACCAGTTTCGCCAGCGCTTTCCATCGCTTCGTGCTGGGGTCTTTGTATGCTGTGCTCTCGTCAATGATGATAAGGTCATAACCCTTATCGACTAAGATGCTGCCAAGAATCTCCACGCCGTCGAAGTTCACAATGTCAAAGTCAGTCTGCCGCGTGAGGGCAAGCTGCTCTCGCCGTGCGCGGTCGCCGTAGAGTACGGTGTGGGTACGGTGTATGCACGTCGCCATCAGGTCATCAACCCATGCCGAGTACATCAAGCTCTTGGGGCAGACCACCAACGCGCGTTTCACAACGCCCATCGTCATCAGATAGTCAGCCGCCCAGCACGCGCTGCGTGTCTTACCTGTACCCATCCCTGCGAAACAGTACGCTCTCGGATTGCGTGTAAGGAACTCAGCGATACGAAGCTGGTGGTAGTAGGGGCGGTCTCGCCCTGAGAAACCATAGCCATCAAAGATGGTACTAACCGCAGGCTGCATTATCTGCGACAGCAGCGTCATGTTGTGGAGTGTCCACGGCACATCAATGTGTGCCTGCCCGCTGGGGTAATACTGTACTGGCTGCGCGTCAGGGATGGTATTGGTTACAGCACCTACGTTGTCAGATAGGATGCGTACCACCCGATGCGTGGGGTAAGGGAATGTGATTAGGTTCATTGGTTTGCCTCGTCAGTGAGGGCATCTGCTTCGTCAATAATAACCGATACTACGCGCGCACCACACACCTCTGTCTCCGCAGAACAGTTGGTATCAGGCTTACGTTTTGGGCGAGGGTTAGACTGCTGATGACATAGTGTCGCCCATAAAGCCAGCGCAAGTAGCGTATTCTTGCGGTTTTGGTTCATAAAACCCCCCGTAAAACAGCGGTGCTAGGCATAAAAACAAGAATCAACAGGGCTAGGATAAATCCAGCCACCAAGTATTTACGATATGGGCGCAGGGCTGAGTCAGTTTCACCCACCGCAAGTGTGCTGCCGATAGCGACAACAGCAATGAATGATATAAGGTGAATTAACGACAGCACCTGCATAATGTAAAGTTTCATTTCTTTTTCCTTCTACGCTCGCGGAAGTCCTGCCCCTGCTGCCAGTTGGGGCACTCGGAACATGGACACCAGCCGCATAGCGGTGTCGCCGCGCCCTCGGGGAAGTTGTTGTTAATAATCGCCAGCCGTATGCGCTGGGCTTTGAAACTCCATTCGTGCAACAAGCGGTCAATGTCTGCGCGGGTGTAGGTGGACTTAACCATCTTGTACTCATCGCAGATAAACATCAGGCAGCCTGTTACTTTCTCCAACGTGGGTATCGCCAGCAGCGTGCCCAACGCGTAGAGGTCTATCTGTTTGGGGTCGGCATACTTCGCCGACTTGTTTGTTTTCCAGTCATTGATGATGGCTTCCTTGCCGTCGGGCGAGACCATCAACAAGTCAATGTTGCCAGCTAATTTATTCTTAGGCGACCACCATGTGTCCTCGCTATCGGTAAACTCGGCTTGGTCGTTGTTCATGATGGCAAATGTTTTCTCGCACCATATCTCCCAGCCTGCGGCTCTGCGTTGAGCGACCGCATCAACTAGCGGCTGGTACTGGCTAACGTTATGCGGTAAGGCTTCGCCCTGTGTGATGGCATCCTCTAAACACTTGTGAACGTACTCACCCCATTGTGCTTCCTCGCTCTGCTCGTAGGGGTGCAGCTTCTCAATCCGTACTTCCTTGTACTGGCGGGGGCATTGTTCAAATTGTTTAATCGCTGTGAATGAAAACACACGGTGTTTACCGCTCATGTTGTGCTCCTAAATAAAAAACTAGCGTACATAATACGCTAGTTCTCAACGCTCGTCAAGCATTATTTTGTGTCAGTATTTTTGTAGCCTTGCTCCAACCAGTCGCGTAGGGCAGGGCAGGCGCGGAATGAGACCCTAGCGCGTGGCTTAGTCATGGTCTCAGTTTTACCGAACCCTTTGTTCTTACGCGGCTTGCTGCGCGACACACGGAACGTACCATGCCCACGGATAATAACCTCGTTGCCCTCGCGTAGCTGGTGGGCGATACCATTGAGCACGGTGTCAATCATGCGCGTGGCTTCCACGCGGCTAACCTTATGCTCGGTTACGAAAAAATCTACGATGCTGCCTACATATTTACGCACCATGTTGTGTCCCCTTGTGAAATTTGTCGTATGCCAACTGAGCATAGTGCGCAATCTTTAAAAGGTCAAGTGCGTCCTGCCCCTCACGTTTGTTGCTGCCGAAGCGACTGGCGTATTTGTGTAACTGGTTCACGCAATGCTCTGCCGTCCAGCTCTCCACTTGGTCGTCGGGCGCGTCGCCGTATTGTAGTACGGTGTAATGCTCAATGTGTTCAGCTACGGTCTCGGCGAAGTGCAACCAGTCTAAGGTTCGGCGGGCGAACTGGCTATCCTTTTCCACGCTCTCTATGGTCGCTTCGCGCTCGGCGCGGGTGGCGAGTTCTAGCGCGAACAGATGCTCGCGGGCTTTCTTAATATGGTGTTCTACGGATTTAATTTTCGTAACTTTCATAAAATGTCTCCTGTGTTAGGGTCAAACCGATGTACTCGGTCGGGGTTATCAGGTCGTTTAGACCAGTCATCATCAACTGCTCCGTAACTCTGCGCCCAGCCGCCCTCAGTATCAAGGGGTAAACCAGCCACATAGTCGGGGGCAGTTCTCATACACCGCGCCATGTACTCGGCGGCGGTCTCGGCTTGGTCGCGTGGTACGACCACACACCACTCATCGTGGGTGTTCATAACGATGGGATAATATTTGGCAATCCATAAAGCCTGTTGTTTCATGATGGCAAACGCCAAGCTCTGCACAATGTTTTCGCAGATAAGACCCCCATACGCCTTTGACTTTAAAGGCTTTCCTGTATATCCCATCTTGTCATACACGAACTGAGGCTTGCCACTAGACATATCCACATGCAGGTTGGGGTAATTCAACCACAAACCATTAGGCATTTGGATGCCTGGAACGTGTCGCCCCAGTAGGAAACGTTTGCCATCGGCGAAAAACATCTTGCCATCCTGTCCGCCGAAATACATCTGCCCGCCGTCTACCATAACTTGTAAGGCTTGGTCGCAGGTTTTCCAAAACCCCGCCGCCGCATAGTTAGCTTTACGCCATGCGGTTACGGTGCGTTTGGCTTCGTCAAGGCTCATGTTGATACCTGAATTTACCAAAGCGTACTTCTGAAACCCCGCTGCTCCCTGCCCGTAACCTAATGCGAGTGCACACGTCTTGCCGTAGTTGCGGATGGGTTTATACTTGGCGGCTATCTCGGGGTTGCTGCTCTTACGCCCCTCGTTGATTTCAGAATAAGGGATACCATACACTCCCGCCGCTGTGTATGAGTACACATCCCCCTTACTGGCGAATACGCCTAGCACATCAGTTTGGTTGGCGATGTAGTTTAGGACACGGCACTCAATCTGCGATGCGTCATAGTTCACGATGACTTGCCCGTCGTTGGCGATGATGCTGCGGCGCAAGAGGTCGCTCTGCCCCTCACGTCTGCCACTAGGTAGGTTCTGCATATTTGCGCTGCCTGCACTTCCCCCGCTCATGCGATTAGTATGCGCCCCGCCAATCTTATAGCCCATTGGTAAAAAGCCGTAGCTTGCATAGTCCAAAAACTTCTCGCAGCGGGTCTCATCAATGCTTGATTTGGCAGCCAGTCGCGCTTGGCATATAGCTTGGACAAAAGGCAACTCGTTCTCACACAGTTCTTTGAAACCTACGTCAGTCTTACCGAACGCCCATGTTACTTTACCCGTGGTCGCAGAAACTTTGGTCGGGATAATGAAACTGCCCTGCGCTCCCTGCTCCATCTCGGCTTCGGTTATACCACCCATTGCTTTCAACAGCGCAGCGAACTTATCGTTACTGCGTAGCACACCAGCAAGGTTATCTTGGGTACACCCTAACTGTTCGCACACTTGGGCAAACTGCGCAGCCTTGTAAGCGCGGCAACGCGCAAGCTCATACTCAACCGTAGGCACATGGACTTTCAAACGTGGCTCGGTGTAGCAGCGTAGGATAATGTCTTGATAGGCAAGCTCATCATCGGACACATACTGTTTCAAGACTTTGAAAAGAAACCATGTGATGTCTGCATCAGTCTTACAGTATTGCTTGTAGGCTTCCCATTGTGCGGGCGTGAAGTCTTTGCGATGTTTGCCCAAAGCGTTTACCACTTCGCCGCCTTTTGATGGCAGCTCGTAGCCAGCTTCTTGCAACAACTGCACACACTTCGCCAAGCTCGCGCTGCCAGTCAGCAGCGGCACACCAAGACATTGTGCTAGGCTCATGGTATCTACGGCAAGGGCAGGGCGATAACCATACCGCCACCACAAGATACTCAGGTCAAAGACTGAGTTGTGATTAACGACAGCAGTCTGTGCCCAGTCCACGCTGGCAAAGAATGCAGGCAGGTCGGGGGCTTCAACCACTTGTGTCTCGCCATCACCCCACTTAACCGAAGCCATCAACACCGCAAACTTAGGTGACATGATATAGTCTTGGGTCGTCATGCCCTTTTTAGACAGAGAATAATCCTTGTCGTAATAGGTCTCAAAGTCAAGCGTTAGGTACCGCATTTTCTTTCCTCGTTTGCTTACCATGTATAGCGGTCTCAACCCGCTCCAAATTTTGACAGCACTTGTTAGCTGCCCTGAATACCATACCGATACTGCACCAAGACAGTATCTCTTCTAAGTTCTCGTACACATCCAACATCGCGCGTCGCTCATCGCCAGTCATACCATACTTGCCTGTGCGTTTCTGCCGCTCGCCAACCTCACGCACCAGCTCGGGGTAGGCGTTCTCGGCATGGTCTAGCTGCTCGTGATATATCTCCAACCATCGCTCAACAGCTAGGTCATTCAACCGCTCGCCGAACTCATCATGGCGCTCGTAGATACGGTATCGCTGCTCGGTCAGCGCATCGGTCAGCAGATGCGCGTAGAAATACAGAGTTTGTATCACAGCCCAGTAATCATCAAACCGTGCCGTACCAGCAGCGAAGCGGTCAAGCGCAAGCATCATGGGGTCAAGCAGTCGGTCGCGCAGGTGGTCGTCCACCAGCTTGTTACTTGTCGCCAGCATGGCAGCATTGCCGTGTCGCAGTAGGGATAGATTGATAGGCATCCAGTAGTCTTGGTTCTGTGCTAGCTGGATGCCGTGGCGTATCGCGCGGCGTTTGCGGGGGGCTTTACTCTTGGGCATGGCTCAACTCCTTACTCATCATCACGGCGCACGCGCCCGATAAGGAAGCCAACTATGAAGCCCCCACCCATCAGCAGCATGATGTCGGTCAGCGTTGGGTACTGCACCACGTTTTGATAGACCACCGCAGCAAAGTACAACACACATACAAACGCCACGATACCAATCAGCGTGGCGAACACGCGCAGCTCATACCATATTTTCTTTTTGGCAGCCATTAGCGCACCGTCCTTTCTGCCTGCTTGCGACAATAGATTGCCATGCTCACAGGGTCAATGCTGCTATGCTGCTGGGCGTTCTTGTTGTAGTCATCCATGCAACGATGGGTCTCGGCAACAACACGCTGCTCGCGCGTTGTGTAGTCAGCTTGGACTGCGGTTGCAAGGGAAAGAATAAGTAAAGCGGTAAGGGTCGCTCTCATGGTTACAACTCCGAATAAAGTTTGTCTAATTCAGGAATAACAGTTGCGTCATCCCCCCAAATAAAAATACCGCCCGCGTTCTGCACGCGCTCGCCATGCACCATCTGCAAGGCTCGTGGCTTCTCGCCAGTTGCTTTACACTCTACGGCTACGAACCGCCCCTTGATGCACAGGATGATGTCGGCGATACCACTCTCGCCGCCTTGCACAACACGCACAAGGTACACGCCTTTATGTAGGACTGCCCAGCGTTTCACGGCTGCCACTACTCGGCTCTCGGGGGTGGTACTGTTTGCGCTCGCACGGCGCACTTTACGCACCACCCCCACGGTCGCTTTAACTAACGAGGTCATTTCTTTTCTCCAATCTGCACGCCGAAGTAGTCCAGCACTTCGGCATCGGTCTTGTCTTTAAAGTCAGGGTACTTCGCTCGCAGCGCAGCGGCTATCGCTTGCTCTGCTTCACTCGGCGCAGGCTCAATCTCAAAGTCTACGTCCATCGTATCAATCAATGCCAGCAACGCGCCAAGCTGTGCGTGCACATGGCGCAGCACGGTTACAGGTACATCCCCCCGCGCTTTCAACAGGTCGGCGTAGCTAGCTGCGGTGTTTTCTATTTTGGTTTCAGTTGTCATTGCTCTTTCCCCCTACGCTTGGCGTGTAATGTAAAGCTATCGCCTATGTCATCCCACGCTTTGTCCAACGCTTCGTTAGCTGGTGTACCACTCAACAAGTAGCGGGTGGCTACAACCTTAGCGAATACATTAAGCGATGCGACAAGCATCAGGCGCATATCATTTTGAAAACCTTTCAGGTTTTGGTCAGGCTCTGCGCCGTCCGCATTCATGATGGCAACAAGGTCAAGTCCCTTAATCTCATCAACGATATGCTGCAACGTGTTCACGCGCCCTTGTAAACCTTGGCGGTCAAATACTGGATGGTCAGGCATGATGTCAAGTTCCTTATTTACTGATAATATAACGCGAGTTTACTACGCCCACGCTGCGGTGTCAAGCCATCTTACAAGTCGGCGCAGCTCGGCGTTCTCATCAGCAGCCTGCATCACGTTCAACCCCAGCGCCAACACCGCCCGCCATAAAGCAAGCCCCCACTTCTCCTGCTGCGGATGCGTGCCATGCGAGTAAGTCCACACGCCCCAGTCATCCATGATAGACAGATTAACCACCGTACCTTGTGTGTTTGAATACCCCTGCACACGGATGCGCGTACTCTTACCGTTCACATCGGCGGGAACATCAGACGCATACAGGGGGGCGTTGGCTTCCATGTTCACGCGCCACACTTTCTTAGGCAAGCGCAGCTTGCTCATACAATGGCAGCCGTCAGGGATGGTAAAGGTCTTACCATCTGCAACCCACCACTCACAAGCGGTTGTGCGAGTCTCAAAGGCACGCCAATAGGCTTCTTGCTTTGCGGGTGTATTTGGAAACCACTTCAAAGGTAAGTTCTTTTTCGGGCGGGTCGGTGTGTATTCGGGGCGAGTGGGCAACACGGCGAACGTATGGGGGTCAAGTCGGGCGAAGTCGGATGTGTAGAACATACCGTTAATTGTGGGCAGCAACGCACCACAGGCTATCGCTGCATCCAACCGCGCTTCGTCATTGCCCAAATAAAAGATGGCATCCTCTCGGGGCACAAGAATGTCGCCCGCGTTTTGCGTGCGGCGCAGGTAATCCAGCACCGCGTCTTTCTCAATAACGTCAATCGCACCCGCAGCGTACCACTTCTTTAACTTGTAGGGGCTAACCCCAGTAGCCAAGCTCACAGTTTGGATTTCTCTCGCTGTATAAGGGATTGTGCTCATTACTTCTCTCCTTGCGTTGGCAGTCGCAGCCACGTGTCATTTAAAAAATCATCCGCCAACATCTCATCCTGCATAATGCGGTCTAGCTTAACCAGCTCGCGCGGGGTCAGCACTTTGTCATCAGGTAAACCCAGCTTACTCACGGCAGCATCCACAGCTTCATACATCAGCAACTTATACACAATGGCTGCTACATCGGTCGGGTTTGATAGGTCTGTAAATACTTTACCAAACGTGTCTTGCTCATAGCGTACCACCACGCTTGCCGCTTCCAAGATACCAAGCTCAGTCAAGGCATCCGTTGCTTCGGCGCAAAATATATAGGGGCGCACGTTTACCATCGCTTCGCGCACGTCATCCACATACACATCCACAGGGGCATCCATTAGGAACTCGCGCAGGGCTTCGCTTGCTTTGGCGCGTACTGTTTCATAAAACGTCATGCTTCTACTCCTCGTACAAAACCACTCACGGCAGCCGTTAATACTTCGGCAACCACCACATTCATGTTCACATCCACAGCGTTCGCCTTAATACCTTTGATACACCACAATGCGTCCTGTGCCACTTCCATCAAGCGGTCATGCCAAAAATCCTCCCTTCGGGTAAAGTTCAAACACAGGTATGCCACATCGCGCACTACACCATAAGGGCATTCATTTGCTTTCACACTTGCCACACCCACCGTGTTAAACAAACACAACGTAATGTACAGGGCTTCTTTGATGTCCCCCACAGCGTGAAACTCACACTCCAACATATCGGCTAGGTCGTATGCAACATCCAAGCGGGCAACCAACCCATCAAGCAGGTCGGCAGCATCACGTTTGCCCACCAAACCAGCGCACACCTCCATAAGTTTCGGGGTAGTAAAGTGTTTAACAATTTCTTTTAATTCCATTTTATATATTCCTTTATGTTAGATATTACCCGCCCCGCAGGGGCGGGTAGATAACCGCTACTCGGCTATCTATAAGTTTTTATTGACTAAATATAACGCGCAGCAAAAACCACACATGAAAATGAATAGCATTGCGCTCGCATATAGAAACAGGTCATACATTCCTACATCTCCTTGCCATCGCAGATGGCTTCATGCACCAGCTCCAAGACGTAGCACAGGGCAATATTATCAAACGCATCACAGACAACAAAGTGAGTACCGCTCAATTCATCATCTGAATAATAGCAAATCTCGTTGTCCACCACCTTGTCGTACCACTCCGCCAACTTAGCGTCATCATCAAGGTGTTCATGGTCGCTCACAACGTGGCGCACGGCGGCAGCCTTTGACTTAACTGTATCATACCAATCAAGCGCAACGAAATATCCACTCCCTATAAGGCGGTCGGCGTCAATATCATTCAAGGCTTCGGCAACTTCCGCCATGTTCTCGTACCACTCCAAGCCATCCTGCACAATCTCGCGCTCACGGCGCATGGCATCGCGGTATTCAGGGCCACCCTCGGGCAAACCACAATCAGCGCAGGCTGCCAACGTTTCTATCGCTTCGGGTTCAGAAAAGAACATCGTGCCATTCAATCGCTGCAAGGCAGCCGTGTTCACAGCCCCTTGTGTCAAAACAACCAGTTTCATAGCTCCACTCCTTTACCCACACACCACATCACAAACAGGGCTTGCACATCATCACGCGCATAACTGCCATAAATATCCACAGCAAAATCCTTATTACGCACCGCGCTGTTAGACACCGCAGCAATTTGCACTTCGGCTTCAAAGTCTTTGCGTAAGTCATCCAACGCCCACAGTTGCATCTGGGCGCATTGTTGCTGCCACAGGTCGGTGTAAAACAAACCGTCAAAACTTAATGTGCTTTCTTTTCCCACGTTGCCGAACCATTGTTCATAGTTGGGCGCGTATGCATAGCGCAGGTCAAACTCGCAGACACCATTCAACACTTGCTGCACATAGGGATATTTGTCGGCATAGTCTTTTTTCATTTGCTCATAGCTTTCACGCCATGCTTGTAAAATTGTTTTCATTTTTTAATCTCTCCATTTACAGACAGCTCGCTGCCGTTCATTGAAAAATACTCAAACCAATTCCATTTACTCTGATAGTTGTCATGGTCGTAGCACAGATACGCCATGCGCTCCAACAGCAAGCGCACAATCCAATACGCATCGGCTATCACT